TCAAGCGTGTTGTAGGCCTTTTCGATTTCTGCTGCCGGGTACAACTTCCGGTTCATCACAATATCGTCCACGACAGGCGTGATGCCACGAACCACGATATGTGGCTTGCCGTCGATGGTTTCAGTGGTGATGTTTGAAGCGGAGTTGACGACGGTCAGCACGTTAACGCGGTTGCGTTTCATGCTGGGTCCTCGTTAGTGGATTTCAGGCAATAAAAAAGGCCGCACAAGCGGCCTATCACTAATTGATTATTTGAATTTTAACTCACTTTCAGCATCACGAACAATTGCTTCAATAATTTCTTCAATCTTAGAAGACATTGAGTCATATATTCTAAAGTCATGCTCCCCATCCTCGAAAGATCTTCTTTCAGCTTCTTTATCTGCCTCAAAAAAACTCTTTAGCAATGTCCGGGAAGCTAAACTTAACGAAATTGGTGAAAAGGCATACATTCTGAGTAGTTGTGCCTTAATTTGGTGAAACTTATCCCAATCAACATTATCTTCAGGGAAAGAGTAGTTATCGTTATTCTGTGCTATCCATTCTTTTTCATAATATAACGACGCAGCCTTGTATATCTCGTTTATCTCAAAAAGATTATCAAGAACTGAATTGTATGCTACAAACTTTTTCTCCCACCATTTTTCCCGATAAAATCGATTCAAAGCAAAGTACGCAGTAAATCCTGCCGCAACAATTCCTGTTGCGATAGGAACAATCAATGACAGAAAAAAAGTACTGACCTCAGTCGCTGTTATACTGCTCATTGCCATCCCCAAAAGATTGTTCAGATGTACTTGATAATATCATCCTGAAGATGCAATCCAACCTTTACGTTCTTTCGCCAGCTTATCTGCCAAGTCCTGATTGAAAATGCTGCCGTTGTCGTTAAGCAGCACCGGAATCTGGCTGCAATAGCAGTTATACCGGTTGCCGTTCTCAGCGTAGAAGTCCCGCACCTCTTCTGTGGTGTATACCTTGCCGTGGCGGCTGCCGTGCCAGCTGCGCGTCGTTGGCTTGAGTGCTGACAGCCACAGAAGCCCGGTATTCAGCCCCAGCCTGTCGGCAGCCCAGTCCGTTTCGTTCCATTGCGCTTGGCGCAGCGCGCCGACCTGCTCAGTCTGAGCAATGGTCTTAGCCTTCGACATCGATACGTCGAGGCGCTTACTGATGACGCTGGCCGTCTCGCGAGGGTTCACCCCGCGAGCAACCGCATCGGTAATGATGTTGGTCAGATCGCCGCGGACGGTGTCGCTGATGACCTTCCAGTCACTAAACGTTGTCAGTCTGGCGGCAGCCACCTGATTAAGGTGACCGGGGCTGCTTAAAAGCTGCTGTAGCGTCGTCTGGCTGGCGTACACCTGCGACTGCTGCGACAGGTTGTTGAATGCCTCCAGCGTGCCGCGCTGCGCCTCTGCGGCGACGTAATCCATCGCCCAGAGGTTTTGTTCGCCGCCTTCCAGTAGGTAATCGTCGAGAATGGCCTGTACCGCTTCAAGCAGGTCAGCCAACTCCTGCGCCGACATGTCGTAGATGAACTTGCCGGCATTGACCTGGTAGAGCCTCACATCCTCGCCGTGGTCATGGCAAAGGAAGTGCCAGTTATGGCTGTTAACCTCTCGCTCTCTCCCGGTCAGGCGCTGGTCAAACAGTGCTTTCAGAGCGCGCTTGATGCCGAGATACCGGTCCTCGATATCCCGGAACATCGCGCTGACCTGCTTAGCCGCTCGCGTCGGGTCAACCTTGTTGCGCGGAACTATCGGCAGCCCCACCTTTGCCGTCTGCTCCGGTGTCATCGGCCAGTGGATCATCGGTTGTCACCTTGTCATTCGGGTTAGGTGGTTGCTTTGGTTCAGGCAGAGGATCGAGGCCTACAATCTCGCGAAGTTCGTTGGCGGTGAATGGCGGTTCACCACCATAGAAGCCCGACGTTTTCTGCACGATATCGGCCAGTTTCGAAGCGTTCTCGATTTTCTCTTTTTCGCCAGGCGCCAGCAGGTCAGTCCATGAAATGGTGACCTCTCCATTTGTCGGCGGATCGATAATGCCCAGCGTCCAGAAGCGTTCCAGCAATGCGGTGATTCTGTCGGTCAGGAAGCCGTTGCGGCGGGTATTGCGACGAATGGCCCAGTCGGTTTTATCCTCATCACTCGCCAGTCGTCCGGTCTGCTGTCCAAACAGGATGGTGAACGGGATTTGAACTGATGCCGCCAGTTCGTTGGCGGTGACCTCCCAAGTCGGCCCCGGGTCGCCTGGAGTTACGCTCAGAACGTGCATCTGCCCGGCCTGCATCACGGCGGCTGCATCGGTGCCGCGGTTAAGCTTGTTGACCTTGTCGCCCATCGCTTCGCCGAGGTCGGCATAACCAGCTTTCTTAGCCTGATCGGCAAGCGTGGCCATGTCAGTTTCTTTGCTGAACTCGACCGCGATCTGCCGGCTGGCATTCTTCAGGAAGCCCTCAGCACCACCGCCGGAAATCTTCTCAAGGTCGAGCCCTTTGTTGTATCCGGCCTCAAGCAGCGGGATACCCGACAGAACGTTGTCATCCTCTGAACCTTCGCAGAACAGGATCACCCTGCTGGGATGCACAGGCTCACCGCGCGTCGGACCGACGAACGCCTCGTCTCCAACCGGCTGCTCGTTGAAGTTGAACATCTTCGGCTGGCCGAACGTCTCGGACTGGCGATCGTTATCCCATTCTGCGACAGTTAACTGCGGCTCCCATACCGGGATAAGTTTTACCAGCGCTGACTCGCCCAGGGATTTCACCAGCCTGGTATCTACTGGATCGCTCCATGGCTTGTTATCTTTCACCTGCAGCAACAGCGCGGAGTAGCGGCCCACCATATTGCGGCGATCGGCATCCTTCACCTTCGGCCACCATTTCTTCATGAACCTGGTGACGTTCTTTTCCCACTGGTTGGTTTTCTTCGCCTCCTGGGACTCATCACCGTCAACGATTACCGGATAGTCCTGCCAGCATCCATCCAGAAGGCGATGCACCACTGCGAAGCCTGCGGCGTTGCGCCGGTACATGTTGTAGAAGTCATGGAAGGTAATGGTGCGCGGATAACCGAACTCCTGATAGAGCGTCGGGCGCTTGGTATTACCCCCGCCGATACCGATGGCGTTAAGGTAATTCGCTCGCCGCATCTCAGTGGCGAGATTGTTCACAGCCAGTTGAAGGCCGTTATCTTGTTCGCTCACTGGCGATGCTCCTTAGAAGAATACTGTGCCGACCTGCTTGCGGTTGTTCTTCGCCACGGCAAAGTAACGAAAGCTGTCGGCGCCGTGCGATGTGAAGTCGTGAAGGGGTTTGTCTTTCCAGCAGCCGCGCTTGTCGTCCCACTCCTTGCGGTAACCTTCGAGGTGGGAGATGCCAACAGCGCACTTCTCCTCATCGAAAACGCAGGACTTGAGGATTTCACGCACCGACTCAATGCCGGTGTCGATCCCAGCCTTCGGCACAACGCGGAAGTTCATCGAATACATCCGGCCGTCAATCTCGTAGCCCTCGCGCGCTAGCTCCTTGCGAGACTTCGCGTCAGCAGCAAACTCGCGGTTCTCGATATCGTGCGGACCCCAGTGCTCACCGTACTCATAGCCGCGGTCTTTCAGCACCTTCATGTAGTGCCTAAGCCCCTCGCCAGAGTTTTCGTAGTAGTCGATGATGTGAAACTCTTCGCCGACCTCACGAACGAACCAGATCGCCGTTGAGTCGCCAACACCAATATCCCAGAATGTGTGAACCGGTAGATGTGAGTTATCAGGGATTTGGCCGATCCGCTTGTTGGTGTAGAGCCAGCGGAATTGTTTGGCGTAGTACGCGCCCTCGACCGACTGCTGGAACGCCTCGGCCGGAATGGTCGGGTATTCGCGCTTCATGTCGTCGCCGAGCGTCTTTTCTTTGGCGTAATACCACGCCTTCTGCCGTTCGTTAACGACTATGCCGTGCTTCGCCTCCATCTCAGCGAAGTATTCAAGCAGGCGCGCCGGCAGCGATTCTACCGGGTCAATTGCGTACTGCGGATTCTTCCACCAGGAGAAGAAGAAAAACTTCCAGTCCAGAGCAGATAACGGCTTGCCCTGCAGTAGCGCTTTCTCCGCCGTCTGGCAGTAATCGAAGAAGTAACCCGCCCGGCCCTCTGCGGTGCTCTCGATAGTTGCGAAACAACCTGTCGATACCGCCTCAAACGCACCAGTGACGATTTCACGGGCTTTATCCGGATACTTGGCGCATATCTTTCCGAACTCGGAGACGTGCAGGTAACGCAGCGTACCGCCACGAAATGAGGTGCTGACGTAGAGTGATCCGCCCTTCTTGAAGACCAGCTCACCGGCTGAGTCGTTACTCGCCGGATTGGCTGCCTTTATCTCGGCAGGCAGCTTGTCGTAGGCATATTTAACCTTTTCCCGGAACAGGCGCTTTGCGTCGTTCAGCGTGTGGGCGATCAGCGCGCACTTTGCCGACTCGAACAGAGCAGCGTCGAGCTGGATGATGCACACCTCTGTGGTAAATCCGAGCTGGCGAGCTTTCAGGATGATGTTGCGGGTGTGGATCCCCTCGAAGTATTCCCGCTGCTCCGGCGTCATTCTGAAGCGAGTCGGCTTACCTTCTTTGTCGGTGATCCAGTAAAGATTGTTCAGCCGCCAGTCTTTATCAGCTAGCAGCTTGAGATGCTCAGGTTTCATTACGCCCCCTGAGACAGTGAATCCATAAGGTCTGAAATTGAATCGACAACGTGTTCAGTTTTCACCTGCTCACGGAATGCCTGGACATCAATGTGCTTACCAATCAGTTCGAGGTTCTTTACCTTATCAGGCCACTTAATCTTCTTGAGCAGCGCGGCTGTGTTTCCCTCAGCTGACATCTCGACAACATCCAACCCAGATAGCGTCGTCCTCCAGACCTTAGGCCACTGAGACACCGGCTTGAGCTCACCGGTCGCGGTCAGGATGTCCAGCACGTCCATCTGGTCTATCTCAACAAGACGATTCAGGACGTATGTCGCATTTATACCAACCAGATCATTGCGCTGCGCTTTGAGTTCAGCAATTCTGGACTGGATGTCAGGTTTTGACAGGTTTTCGGACGCGGTGCGATTAGCTGTCTTAGCGCTGTACCCCGCCCGAATAGCCGCTTGAGTGGCGTTTAAATCGATGAGGTACTCGCGACAGAACATTTCTTGTTTGTCTGTGAGTGCCATGTATGTCTCATTTAAGAAGGAAGCTTTATGTCTATAAGTGAACGCAAACCAAAATTTAAGACCGGTGATATCGTTTATTTAGTTTCAGCCGGCCCGGCGATGGCTGTTCAGGAACCAATCATTAACACCTACAAGGAATTTACTGGCGATTACTGGTGCCAGTGGTTTGCGGGGAGGAAGCAAGAAAGAGCAAGATTCCCAGAGGACTCATTGACTGCAACCAACCCAAAGCCGTAAACCCAAACGCGCCGAAGTTATCTCTTACTGACGTGACGAACTGGATGATGGCGCAGTTGAAAAGTGACGATTGCCTATATCAGCAAGACGTAGTTGATTATTTAGTCAAAGTCGATAATGAGCAGCTTCTGAAAGAAAATGCTGATGGCAATCTGGTCTTATCTACGCCTGTCATTAACCAGTTCCGCAAAGTAAGCGGTGATAAAGTGGTTTGGGTTAAGCCTGAACGATACTGGCGATACCGCGTATCTGAAGATGAAGATGGTCGTGAGGCTCGTGGTTAACCTTAAGGGCGAACTATAGCCCTCTTTACGCCATTACGATGGACCTGCCTATGCTGGCGGCTATAATCGCGCCTTCGCAGGTGAAATTAACTGAGTGTTACCAAGCACTTACAGGATTGTAGTCCTATCTCAATCACTGATGTGAGGAAACTATTATGGAGCAACATGACTACTCAGATATCGCTTTCCAGATAAGTACAATTCATGGATTTAAAAAGCTATTTATTGCCAGTGGGGCTGGAGTGGACATTCCGATCGATCATGGAAGATACCTTGTAGCGGTGAATGAACGTGGAGACAGACTGGCAGATAAATCACCAAATGGAACATGGATTATTGAAGGTAAATTTTATGCTGGCTTTGATCCAAACATCCCAAAATATAAACACGCGATAGAGGTTGTCCACCCGCCGCTTGAAAATAAGTAATCAATTAGACAAAAACTGAGTACGGATGTAGTCCTGCTACTGGCTGATTGCCCGGTAGTAGGCCTGCCAGCGGTACTTATCCAACCGCAGTTGGCGCAGGCATTGAGCGGTTTCGACGTCTGACTGCAGGTCTTCGTCGCTATCTTTCCCTGCGTCACTTGCTTTGCACGGCGCCGTCATCAAATCCGGGGATGGCGTTGGCAGCGTCGATAGCTCGCTGGCGCAACTGCACAGCATCATCGTCAAACCGGCACACAGTACGATTCGGAGACTGGACATATTTCACCACGTCGCGGGTTATGGTTCGGTAAATGACCTTGCCCTCTTCTGTAGCGGCAGCGGCCTTTTGCTCTACCGGCTGGATAGTCTTTTCGGCTTTCTCTTTCCTCTTCGCCGCGAGGGCGTTGATATGGTCAGCGTGAGAATTCCAGCCAGAACGCCACGAGAAAAAGCAGGAAAGCAGCAGGATGACTACAGCGCTGATGATTGCGGTTAATCGGCTCATTTCTGGCCCCACTCGCAGACTTCACGCTCAATCTCGCGCCTGGTGATCAATCCCTTCCACTGCTTGCCACCGGCATACGTCCAGCGCTGCAGTTCCTTACACGCTCCCGGCACGTCCCCAGCATTCAATTTCTTCAACAGCGTGGAACTGGCGAAAGCGCCAGAACCAACGTTGTAGGTGAATGAGTAAAGCGCGGCACGGGTAGGATCAGGAATGCGGACTTTGATGAGGGGATCAATGGCGCTTGCCACCTTCCGCAGATCGGCTTTCAGCAGGTTGTCGCATTCCCTGTCGGTGTAGCGGTGGCCGCGGCGAATATCGGCGCCAGTGTGACCATCACAAACAGTCCAGACGCCGACAACATCCTGGTAGGCGTAATAACGCCTTCCTTCCAGGCCGTCAGCATTACCAAGCATGACGGAAGCAATGGCTATCGCGCCCGAACCGCCGGCGATCGCACCAATCAGCTTATTCCTCAGCGTCGGGTTCATCTCGGCTCCTGCTACGTCGATTGTCTTCGCGAATCTTGAAGTACAAATTCGTCAGATACGTAAGTACGGCGATGACAATGCCCACCAGTACGCCGATGGCATTCCACTGCTCGGGGCTATAGGCATTAAGCATGCCGTTAAGGATGCTCCCGGCTGAAGCGCCATAGGCAGCACCAGTGGTTATCTTTTCCATGCGATACATACTCTCACCTCGCGTTGTTAGCGGGTGCTGTGCGTGTTTGAAAAGGTCAGGCCCGTCGGGCTGGATTTAACAACGAAGCGTGTCGGTGATGATTCCCGCGGGACCTGATAATAAAAAAGCCCGCAAAAGGCGGGCAATAAGCATGAGGGTAATAGCAATGTCGGTGATGACCGAAAATACCCTGGCTGGGTCTGGCGGCCTGTTGCGTTGCGGCAACAACGCCCCGATGGATTGGATTATGAGCCCGTCATCAGGTCAGGCCATTATCTGGTGCACCATTCAGGACTCGAACCTGAAACCGATAGCTTAGAAGGCTATTGCTCTCTCCGGTTGAGCTAATGGCGCTAATTTGGCGGGACAGGAAGGATTCGAACCTTCGACCATTCGGTTAACAGCCGAACGCACAACCGCTGTGCTTCTGACCCCGAAATGAAAAAGGCCGCGAAATAGCGCAGCCCTTAATGCTTTATGGTTTTGCCTGAATTAGGCGAAAAAAAGCCCGCTCAGAGGGGCGGGCAGAAGGTAGGAAATACTGATTCTTCAACGGTTCGAGGCGCACCTAATAGCCCGAGCTACCGATTTACCAGGAGAGCGCTCGTTTTCCGTTACTACCTTTTAAACATAGCTGGAGAAGCCGAAACGGCAACCCCACTACCAAATAGCTTATGTAGCATTGCATTATGGTGCCGGGTGCCTCCCGGTGAGCATGTCCCAGTCGACATGGCCCGCGCTGCATTTACAGATCACTGTAAGTGACTGGTCGCCCCTCCGCATAGGGGGATTCACCACACGAATAGATTAACAACATGTTAATTTTCTGGTCAATAAGATATAAGCAAATGATGACATGCAGTTTTCTTATTGCTGAGTAACTTCAATCTGGTTCAGGGCTCTGCGCGTGTAGGGCTTTAACGTGTCGTGCGGCACGTCTCTACCCAAGAGCCCTGACCGGATCGCAGGCATAAAAAAGCCCCGGCGGGATGCCGAGGCTAATTTTACAAACTGGTATGTGACTATCATCTTCATGCCGCCACTTAAAGTTAAGGCAGCATATCAAAGTAGACTCAAATATGACGCATTTAATTGACTTTTGCAAGACCCTGCTGCGAAAAAGTCGCTTTTTGTTGTGATCGTGTTCTCACAGCGCAGAGAAGAGAGTCGCTATCAAGCCGCTTAAAAATGGCGCACATAGCCCGCCAGTAATCAGCGTAGTTATGGCACCAGTTATCAGGCTTAACGCCACACAGGGCTGCAAGATCCTGGTGCTGGTATACATACTTACCCGCCAACTCTGCTTTCACGTCCTGCGCCGCCAGCCAGATAAGCTTCTTCAGGCGCTCCATCGTCTTGCCTGCCACCTTCTTTGCGCCAAGTTGCTCACGGAACTCCGCCCACGCCCACTGGGTGATCGCCACCTGGTGCTCCCAGCAGATATTGTCGCTGTAGTTCCACAGCAGCCACGCTTTCTGGTGGTCTTCCAGCGACAGCAGAGCCCGGCGCCAGCTTGCCGTCGAATACTCAACGGGAAGAACGAGAGCGATTGATGAACCCTTAGCACGTGACTGGCTGCCACTCATCGGCGGGCCGTCCGGGTTAACCATTTTTTGCTTCACCTCGCTATATACCTTTTTCCTTCCCCGGCTGCGCGCCGTAGCAGTGAATTGCGCGTTCTCTGCAAAGGCCACCAGTTGCCCTTTCGTCGCACCGCTCAGATCGGCGGTGGCCACTATCAGCTGCTGGCGAACAAATTCCAAGTATTGAGCTGTCATGCTGTCTCTCCCAGGCGCTTATAGATACGGACGAAATTGCGTAATATTTTGTAGTCAACCAGTACGGTGCCGCGGCTACGCAGGAGGCGGAGCTTTTGCCAGCGGTCGCGGATGCGTTCGATAACGTCGTGGTTCATGCGGCCTCCTGCTGTTTCAGTGCTTTGAGCTTGGCGCGGTATTCATCGCGGATACGAATAAAGTCTTCCCGGCGGTAGTTGGTCATTTCGTGAGGTCCGTTAAGCCAGTCGACATACTCCTGTCCGTAACGAGCGACCAGGCCAGCTTCGTAATGCTGAGCAACCGTCGACTCTTTGGCGGTGTACTTACCGGCCCCTGCATTGCACGATTTGCACTGCTTATGAGCGTTGCGCTCTTCAAAACGCAACTCAGGGTAAGCGCCGACCGTTTTGAAGTGGCCGCAGTCCCACTGGCCGCCATGCAGATCAGGCGGGTTGGTCTCCCCGCAACTGATGCATGGCAAACCAGCATCACGTGCGCGGATGTAGGAGTTGAATGCCTGCTGAGCCTGGGCTTTGTAGTAACCGTTAGGTCTGAGCTCAGCCAATCTTGCTTTACGACGCTGGCGCCCCTCTTTCTCGGATTCGCGCTGGCGCTTCACCGCCCTGGCCTTCGCCGCTTCCCTGGCTTTCGCTGTCTGTTTTTTGCCGATCGCGCTGGCGCATTCAAAACTGCATACCACCTGCCCTTCCCGGGTAGGATGGAACCATTCGCGGCAGTGGGCGCATTTACGACGTGCAGGTTTACGCATGTGGCCTCCTTGCTCTCAGGCGGAGCCACTTCTTATCGACCAGGCGGGCGGTGTAGTCCTTCAGGGTCGGGATGTCGGAAGGCTTAACTTCGACCTTGCGTTTGCGGCGCGCCGGTACGCGGAAGATGCCGCGCTCCATGACCTTAGCGAGCAGACTGTGCATGCGAAGCCCTCCATTCCTGGGCCCATGCAATCCGACTGCTGGACTTCTCGCTGAACTTCACATTGTGTTCGGTGCCGAACCAGTAAATCGCCTCGATAACCTCGACCATGTAGCGCTTGCTGGATTGTGAGGTGCGAACGCCGAAGTAGACGCGGCCGCCGTTGATGCCCGGGGCAGATTTCTGCTCACGCTCTGGGTTTTGCATCTGGCTGACCAGCACAGTGATGAGGTCTTTCCACTCCGCTGGCTCCAGCTTTTCGCCGTGCCAAATCACCTGATCGCTCAGGTCTTTCAAAAGTGGCCACATGAGGCGATTCTGTTTGTCGGTGCGGCTTTCTTCGCGCGCCTCGATAATCAGCGGCGATCGGTGGTTCACGGGCAGAGACTGGATGAAGTTGACGACGTTACGCTTAACGTTGTCGTTGATAAGGCAGAATTGTTGCTTCACGCTTCACCTCCGCAGAGGCCAAACGCTGAATGCAGAAAATCGCCGGTGGCTTTCGCCATCGGTGACAGGGATTGCTGTAAGGTTTTGTGCGCCATGTGTCCCCACTTGGCGCCGGATAATCGTGTCAGTTGCTCAGGCTGACGAGGTAATTATGACGGGCTAAATCCCGAATTGCAAAACGAGCATAGGCTATTTTTTCTCGTTCTGACTGGCCATTTCCAGATAGCGCGGATCGGATGCCCTGGGGAGTTGGATGCTCTGCTCTCGGTAGTAGCGGACGCACTCCATGAAATACTCGCGCAAATGCTCAGGCTGCTCTCTGGCGACCTGCTCCGCTATTACCGGCATGTTCAGGCGCTCTTTGTAGGCGACGCCGGAAGCTGCCAGGTCTACGTTGACCTTGTCCTGCTTGTCTTTCGGTTTGGCTGCAATATTCCACTGTGACATAAATTACCCTTAAGGTTGCCAGCCCATACCGCAGTTACCGGTTTCGTGAATCCATTTGTGCCCGCACTCTCTGCAAACATAGTAGCTTTCCTGTGTACCGCGTCCATTGATGTCAATGTATTCGCCCTGCTCCTCAGGAAGATACTGCATGCAGTCCAATGGAGGTTGGCGTCGACCTCTTGGCTGTTTTTCGCACGTTTCACATGTCATAAGAACCTCCATAAAACAGTAAAGGCCATACGATAGCATGGCCCATGATAATTATCTTTGCGCAACATCACTCCCGCTGCGCGGCTTTGCGTTCTGCGGGGGATTTAGGCATCAGTCGTCATTCTCATGCCAATCGTCATCTTCCTCATCCTCGTCATCATCGCAGGATGCGAGCAGTGGATTCATTCGCCTCCCCACCTGACTGGCGTACCCGCGGCGACCGAGGTTGTGCAGCACGCCGTAGATTTCGAACATTTCGGTTCGCTCATCACCAATATCAAGCTCACAGGCCAGCGCGTGGCATTCAGTAGCGAGCGCCGATATCTTCTCAAGCAATTCGACCTTACTCACCCTTCACCTCCTGCTGGGCGGCAGGCAAATCCATCCATTTTATAACTCCGGTAATGGTGCCATCTGAAGCCCTCCATTCCCCTGATTCGCAGTCATAGCAGGCGGTCCGAATATCCCCGTAGCTGGTAATGACAAGATATTTGCCATTCACCTCAGGAGGGAAATCGCTCAGCGCATTCCACACTAACGGACCGTTACCGCTATAGATCTCCAGCAACTCTCTGGCCATCTGGTAGGCGATATGCCTGCGGCCAAAGTCCCTTGTCGCTTCTTTAAGTCGATCGATAGCTATAGTCATTTTCCCTCCTGCGGCGCGGCCGGCAGCGGCATCCAGTGGGTTACGTCCTGGCGTATTGGAACAATTCCGTATGCGTCGTCCCAGCGCCCCTCAAAATAATACAGAGTCGATATGTCGCCACCCTTGAAGCACGCAAGGACCTGCTGCTCTGCATTCTCATCCGGCATCCGCTCGCTTACCGGAATCCATGTATCAGGAATTACCGGAGAGCTGCCAGGATGCACCGGACAAGGCCGGCGCAGCGAACCGTCGCCGCTGGGGCATGTGCAAACAGGAGAAGCCTGGAGCATGGCGGCGCGGCAGGCGTCAGGATGGGGTTCGCGCAAAGCGGTAATAATAGTCTCTGCTTTTACTTTCTCAGGCTTTCCGCCGTTGAAATCAGCCCAACCGTTATTTTTAATGATAGCCTTCAAGACCCTGCAACACGTCAAGGTCAACTTGATACCACCAACCATTTCTGGTTCTGGCGTAGTTTCTGTCAAGAATTCTTCCAGAGCCTCAATACCTTGAATGCGCAAAGTGTTTTCATCCGGCACTACCGGCTCTGGCTGCGGGGCTGCGTACACAGGGTAAAACTCTTCGTTAACGAAGTTTGGGTTTGGGTCTTTAGAACCCAGCCGAAGCATTGGCAGATGAAACCCCTGGTCAGGATTACGAAGCCACGCCACCGGCTCGCTGTCCATTGCGGCCAGCCTGAATGCAGCCAGCTCCCTGACGATTAGATTACCAAAATCAATTCCCACAACAGCCTCGCCGCTACTGATTCTCTGAAGCAGCTCTCTGTTATCGATGCTAAATTTGCTGGTCATTGGCTGGCTCCCCGTCCAAGTTCTGCGCAAATAAATCCTGCTATAATCGCGCCGCAGTGCCCGGCAATAAGCGCCAAAACAGGAACGTCAATCTTTGCCGCTACCATGCTTATCGGCGTAGCTCCCAAGCAGATGAATGCAATAGTGAGATAAATTTTCCAACGTTCCGCCATCACTCAGCCTCCCACTTGATGCCCTTCGCGGTCAGCTCAGCCTTAACGTCTTGGCTATAGTTAAAAACTCCATCAGACCATACGTATCTGTCTCCAGACACAACCTGCCGCAAGTCGGGCAGCTTCACGGTGACGGTGCGGGACTCCAGCTCGGCGATATGGTCTGCATTTTCAGCGAGCTCAACAGCCCATCGCTGAGTAAGCGAATCAAGCTCGCAGTTTTTTCTATCCAGTTCGACGATGCGCCGCTGCGCCTTCTCCAGCGCCTCTACCAGAGCGATGACGTTGGCAGGGGTCACTAACTCATGGAATTTCTCTCTGGCTTCAACAGCCTTTGAATAACGAGCAATACCCCAAACAGATTTATACTTCTCTGCTGCCGCTTTCAGGCTCTGCACCAGTTCGGTGATATCAGTTGTCATGCTAAGGCTCCTTGAGCAAGAGAATCGCGGATTTTTACGGTCTCAGCGTTGTATGCGTTGGCATAAGCCATACGGCGCTTATCCATCATGACGACAAGCCGATATGCGCGAAATGCGTATTTGCGGTCGCCTTCCCGACCTTGCTCACGGAGGTGGTCACGCAGCATCGTGAAGAAATACGAATGCCCTTCTCCGTCGATATCGTCAGGCCAATCAGTTTCGTTAAGCAGCCAGTCACGTGCTTCTGTGCATTTCTTGCACGTCTTGAAGTTGCTGGCATCGCCATCCTGGACGACAAAAACTTTCTCGTAGGTATCGCCTGGATTTATAGCGCCGTAACATTCACAGCAACGATGTAACTTGCGAGCCTTAACTTGCGATGAAGTATCAAAGTTGCTCATTTGTCTACCCCCTAGCGCAGTTGCTCGCAAAACTCCTTACCGCAGTCGATAGCGCCAACAATTACGGCAACTTCATCGCCTACAAAATCACCCTCATCGACATGCTGCTGCAGGCGACCAATGAACTCCTCCACCCCATCAGCCTTAATCCCGGCTACGATGCGATCGGTGGCGGGGGTTTCGATTTCAGGCTTGGCGTAAACAGGCCACGAATCACTGCCGTCATCGTTTTTCTCCCCCGGCTGCTGATGCACTGCAAGATACTCACCACCGCGATCTGGCTCTTGATATGTCGGCGGAATCGAATGGCAGGACAACCATGCATCTGGTTTGTTGAATGCAGCTTTCAGCGCCACATTCTCCGCCGCCAGCTGCTGGTACGCTTTCGCCAGCTTCAGGAACTTCTGCTCTCTAATCGACAGCTCGCCTGCGCTCTCCAGGGAGGCGATGAGCTCGTTTACTGTTTCGATGTTCATTTTCTTACTCCCGCCAGGCACTGGTTAAACAGGTTGGTCATTGGGTTTACACCGCCAGGACGCTGGCGATACTGAACAGACGGATCGCTTTCGGTTACGGCTGTTGTGTCAATCAGGGTGTAGCGGTAGCTCCTGCACTCACCCTCACGCTTAACCTGGCCGTCACGGTGCATCTGCCACAGGGAGGAATTGACTACTGAAGAGTCAAGCCCGGTACCGCGGCGGATATCCTGAAAGCTGCAGCCAGGATGCTGGCCGACGTAATTGATTACAGCTTGTTTGCCCGAGTTCTTTTTCATCAGATAAGCCCTCTCTCTTTCCCGCGCAGGTATTCATCCCGCAGCCACTGAGCTGGAGTTAATGCACCGAGCGATGCCGCGCTTGGCATACATCCGAAGCTTTTGCCTTCAGGGTGAAACCCCTGCTGCCGGCTGACATGGTTTGTCGGAATGGCTTCCTGGTTATTCTCAAGGGCCAGTACCGGCGACGGTATTTGTTCTCCGGCGGCGACTTTCAGCGCCCAGTCTTCCAGCTTTTTAGCGGCATATTTCTCGGTTTCTGCCTCGCTGAGCTGGCGCTGGTACATTGCTCGCCGGGTATCGGTAACAACCCAGTACATGACAGGGTGAGACCACGGGAAGCGCTCAGCACCGCCGGTATGCAGCCCTTTTTCACGGCTGTAGCGGTGGAACTCGTTCATCACGTCGACAAGAGTCACTCCCAGCACGGTGCCGCTGTCCTTGCACCACTTGATGAACTGGCCCGGCGATGGCCAGAACGGCGATTCGCTGGCTCTCGCATGTCGCACTCCGGCGGATAACTGCTCGCGAGTGCGGATCCCGTTTTCGGCAAAAGCTGCAATCCACTGGCGCTTCGCTGTCTTCTCTTCGGCGTCGGTGCGCAGATTGGTCTGCGTTGACGCCGGGAAGATCTGCTTCAACTGACGGAACAGAGAGTCAACCAGTCTTTCAGCTTCGAAATCCAGAAGCCTCTGCGGCTCCGTGCTACCTGCGGCCATTCTGGCCAGCGCATCACCATCGCGATTGCTGATCGCAGTCATAAGCTGAGCGGTCATATGAAGTCCTTCCAGCCTTCAGGGCTGTTCCAGTGTGGGGAATCAGGTTCGCTTCTCTGGCGCCCGGAAAGCGGATTAACTCTCGCGTTCCTGAGCCACACCCGGAATGCCGAGTTCCAGTCGATCAGCTTTGTGCCGCGGGCCTGGTGATAATCACGAAAGTTCAGCAACTCGGTTTCAATGTTGATCCCTTTCTCCGAGGCAATCGCAATGTGATCTGCCGATGGCTTGAAGGCAGGAGGGAAAGGTATTTCCCCGTTGGGTGAAATCCCGATCCGTCGCTTTGCAGCCTCGCTGATAAACTGCCCTCGCGCAGAGAGAGAGTCTGGTTCAGTGACTGGTTCAAAAGAGTGACTGGTTCTGGTGCCATCTGGTGGCATAGGGGGTGTGCCATCAGATGGCATAGGGGGTGCTATTTCATGGCATACCCCTGTGCTTTTTGGTGGCATAGTGGTGGCATCAAGGTTCAGATAATATACGTTGGATGTATTACCTTTCCCGTTGTTGACCCCAACGCGATTTTCACGCTTGAGTAACCCCATATCCTCAAGCGCATCAATATGGTTGCGAACAGCGGATTTGCTGCATTCGCACTGATCGGCAATGTGTTGATACGAAGGCCAGCATTCGCCCTTGTCGTTGGCGTTGTCGGCCAGCTTGATAAGAACGAGCTTACGCAGTGAGTTTCCCACTTTGACCCCCATTGCTTTCGCCATAAGTGACATGCTCACGTGCTACCTCCGGATTGTTTACTCTTACAGATTTACCAGGCATAATTACCTCGCAATTACCTCTTCGTTTTTGCACCTGAAAGCCGTTAGTGTTCGTGCACTGCGGCTTTCTCCCTTTCAGAACAGACCTTGCTGCTTAACGGGCTTTGCCCTTTTCTTTTCAAACTTGTCAGACGGTAATGTCTGCTTCTCAGCCCACAGCTTTGCGTGGCGTAACACATCGTCAAAAATCCTCCCCTTGCGACTGGCCTGCGACATGCGCTTGTACATATCGACCGCCTGGTATGCCCCCCCTGAGCCACTGCCTGGGTGAATCCTTGGCGCATCAGCTCTTCGCGGACGTTCTTCTCAATGAATTCGATGTGGTTCATCAATCCCACCCTAACGGACCTGGACGGCACCGCTCTGCACGCAAACCGATATCTGCCAGCGTTTCTACTGACTGCAGGTAGTGGCGGGAAACCACAACCGCTTCTGGCGGAACAACCTGCAGGCCTAACGCAGCAATCTCTTTCGCCATTTCGGCGTAATACCCCTCGCTCTTGCGGCGACTGATTGTCGACTCGCTAACCCCTCGCATTTCCGCAAAAACCTTTTGGCCAATGGATAAAAGCCGGTTTAACAAAATGCCTTCAATCTCAATTGGGTTGAGGATTGGCGGCTCTAACTTTCGGGCTATTGCATTCTCCATCTGTGATACTTCCTCTGGTGTTGTTTGGAATGGCCGCTGGTTAGGCGGCCGGTGAATGCGCACTTAGCAACTGTGCAAGGTCAGGCCGGATCTCTGCCGCCTTAATCTTGCCGTTAGTCGCAGACACGATTTTCATCACATAGCGGGCATCTATTCCGCCGCCATGCAGCCAGCGCCAAACTGTCGGCTGTGCTACGCCACACAGATCGGCCAATTTTTTCTGACTTCCAGCGATATCAATTGCCTTCTGGATGGTTTTATTCGTCATGTTCCAATTCCTATAAGTATTGGTGCAAAGTGATAATAGCAATGCGTATTGGTATTGGCAATAGCAAAACGTGTTTTGACCAGTAATACGCAAGCGTATAAATTTGAAATTATGAAAAAAGAAACTCTTGCAGATCGTCTAAACGAAGCCATGAATTTGGCTGGTATGTCCCAGGGGGCGCTTGCTAAGGCCTCAGGTATTGCTCAGCCGACCATTTGGCGCCTTGTAAGCGGAAACGCCAGGGGATCAACAAAAATTGTCGAGATAGCTAATGCTTTGGGCGTCAGGTCTGAATGGTTATCAACCGGCAATGGACCGATGCGCGATGATGGCCAGCTTCCTCGTGCTGCCCAGGTTAAAAGTCAGGATACTGATGCATTCAGGATTGATGTGCTGGACCTTATGGTTAGTGCCGGTCCGGGCATCGTGAACCAGGAGTTCGTGGAGATCCTCCGCTCCGTAGAATATGCACCGGCGGAAGCGCGCCACATGTTCGATGGGCGCAAGGCTGAGAACATCCGGATCATCAACGTCCGGGGCGACAGCATGTCTGGCACGATTGAGCCGGGTGATCTGCTGTTTGTCGACATCAGCGTTAAGAGCTTCGACGGCGACGGGATATACGCGTTCCTGTACGACGATACTGCACACGTTAAGCGCCTTCAGAAGATGAAGGATAAGCTGCTGGTTATCTCAGATAACAAAAGCTATGCAGCGTGGGACCCTATCGAGAAAGACGAGATGAACAGGGTGTTCGTGTTCGGCAAGGTGATCGGAAGCATGCCGCAGACGTACAGGAAGCATGGGTAGCCAGCAAGTGGCCTGATTAGGTGCTTTGGCGATTTGACACAACAAAGTGGTCATCATCATAATAATTAAGGAATTCAAATGGATAACTTACCTTTGGCATTATCTGGTCACCAGCTACAAATGGAACTATACCCGATAAAAGAAGCCGATGTTGATGGCATACAAATGGGCGTTATGAATGATGGGTCTCCATTTTTAACTCAGCGAGGTTTGGCTAGATTATGTGGCGTGGACCATGCAGCTCTCCTTCGGCTCGCCTCAAACTGGGACGATGAAAGGACGAAACCAAGAGGCCAATTCATAGACCAAAAGCTTAGAGAGCAAGGATTAAATCTCAACCGATTATTTCATAAGACAGTAATTCAAGGCACAGAGACAAACGCATTCCCTGATGTTGTCTGCATGGCCTTTCTTGAGTATTACGCATTTGAAGCTACTCAGGGTAGTCGTGAAGTAGCTTTATCTAACTTTCGTAAGTTAGCGGGTTCTCAACTGCGTAGATTCATATACTTAAGTGTAGGGATTGACCCAGAGAACCCACAGCGGGGCGCTCTTGAGTGCTTCCATGAAAGACTATTAATGAATGATCAGGTTCCATTTGGATATTTTTCTGTATTTAGAGAAATGGCAGATCTTTCATTAAAAATGGTTAAAGGTAACTTTGACTTTGGTCCCTCGGCAATTCCAGATATAAGTGTTGGCACGATGTGGTCAAAATACTGGGTCGCCAATGGTTGTGACGAAAAGTATGGCCAGCGCACAAAGTCGCCACATGTTTATCCAGACTGGTTTCCTCAACATCGTGCAGGCCCTGTTGACGCCTGGATCTACCCGGATGACGCATTAGGGTTGTTTAGACGGTGGATGCAAAATGAATACATTCCTAATCGTCTTGGAGATTATTTATCTAAGAAGTCCGCCGATGGAGCGATTTCAGCAGTGGATGCATTAAGAATTGTTGAGGCAGTTAAGAAACCAGAACTTCCTAAGCCACACTGACCACCTTTACACCCCGGCCACCGTGCCGGGTTTTTACTTCCCTACTCTTCCCTGAGCATCAGCACATCCAGTGCCAGCTCTACTGCCAGATCTAACTGGTCACCCTGCCACAGCACCTGAATCATCTCTATCAGCGCCTCTCTTGAGGGCTCGCGCTTCTCAACCAGCAGCTGCATAACCACTATCCCGATAACTTGCGCTATCTGCGGGTGCATCTCTGAGAAAAACTCATCCTCATTTGACATGCCGCCACCCTTACTGATGTTTTTTTGAGCGTAACAGCACAATAGCAAAAAATAAATTCATTTAGCTATCAATGATTTAATAGCCATTGCTATCAATTAATATCAATACGTATTGCTATGGATAATACTCATTGCTATTATCAACTCATCCAAACAACAACGTTGGCGCCGGTAATAGGTAACAACGCTCCGTTAGCCGCGATAAGGCAAAGGTGAAGAGATGATCCGCGAAGAAGATAAAACTGAGTGGTTTAAGTTTCTGGCACACGCATTCGCCATCGTCGTATGCGTACTGGTAGCAAGCGCGTTCTGCCTGATGCCTGGTGGTTCAGCATGAGCAGAAACGGCATTCGTTCACTGATTTACTGCCTGCTGATCTGCGGCGTTATCTGGACAGCGTTGATTATCAAAATTCTGCACGTTACGGGGGTGTTCAATGGCTAACTCAATTCCTAACAACGGACGAGCCGTGATGATGCGTAATCGCCGTACTGGCGCCGCCTGGCTGGTCAGCTTCGACTATCGCGACGGCAGCTACTGGCATGAGCCGCAGGGAAATCTGCGCCACATCCGCCGGCCATATGCTTCACGCAGCATTGAGCCGAACCTGGTTCCAGCCGGGACGCATTAACCGCGCATATCAGCGCAAGAATTTAACTGAGCTATCAGGCAGCCAATACGGTGCCGGGATTCTTACAACCAAATTTCAGGAGCGAGCTATGAACGCATACCGCGCATACGACGCTATCGAAGAACGGAAATGGGCTGAACAGTCGCTCACCGAAGAGAAGCAAAAGTGGATTGACGATCGGGCGCAGGAAATTATCGACGCCCTGCCGAAAGAGCCGTCAGGCCTGTTCCGCTTCTCTGTACCGATGGACAAAAGCCCATACGAAGGCCTCCGCAGCGATGCAGCTGGCGAGGCATATAACGATCTCATCTCGGTAGTAGCTTACGCCCAGGCGGAATACGACTGGGATCACCGCACCGGCTGCCCGTTTTAACTTTGAGGGGAATTCTATGAGCACAGCACTTTCTACAATGGCCGGGAAGCTTGCCTCCCGCCTCGGCATGGATGCCGGAACTGACCTGATGAACACTCTGAAAAATACAGCATTTAAGGGTGGGAATGTCACTGATGAGCAGTTCACGGCACTGCTGATCGTCGCCAACCAGTACGGACTGAATCCGTGGACAAAAGAGATTTATGCATTCCCGGATAAAGGCGGAATTGTTCCAGTGGTCGGCGTTGACGGCTGGGCTCGAATCATCAACGAACATCCTCAGTTTGATGGAATGGAGTTTGCCTACGACAAGGAAGAAGGCGCGTGTACCTGCAAGATATACCGGAAAGACCGCACACACCCGACCATCGTCACTGAGTACATGGGAGAGTGCAAACGCAACACTCAGCCATGGCAGTCCCACCCTACCCGTATGCTTCGTCACAAGACGCTGATCCAGTGTGCGCGTCTCGCATTTGGGTTTGCTGGCATCTTCGATCAGGACGAAGCCGAGCGTGTCATTGAAGGGAGTTCGGCAGAGGTTCATGTAGGGCATGAATCTGATAGTCGCCGCCCGGAACTAATCGCAAAAGGCGAGTCTGCCGCACGCCTTGGAACTATTAAGTATCAGGAATTCTGGGTGGCGTTAAGCGCAGAAGAGAAACAGGTTATCGGCGCGGTTGAGAAGCGTCGCATGTATGACATGAGCCTTGCAGTCGACAACGCAGAACCTGTCGATGCCGCAGCGCCGGAGGATAAATGATGGAACAACGCACCCCAGAATGGTTTGCCGCTCGCTGCGGAAAAGTTACAGCCAGCCGCCTTGCTGACGTCATGGCCAGAACCAAGTCTGGCTATGCAGCAAGCCGACAGAACTACATGGCCGAGCTGATTTGCCAACGCCTCACCGGGAAGCTTGAAGAAGGTTTCTCCAACGCCGCAATGATGCGCGGAACAGAACTCGAGCCGGTAGCGCGCGAAATGTATGCGCTGAATGAGTTCGATGCCGAAATCACTGAGGTGGGGCTTATCGATCACCCAACTATACCAGGATTCGCAGCAAGCCCTGATGGGCTTGTTAATGGTGATGGGCTTATCGAAATTAAGTGCCCCAACACCTGGACTCATCTTGAGACCTTAAAAACTGGCGAGCCAAAACGCCAGTACCTGCTGCAGATGCACGCTCAGATGATGTGCACAGGGCGTAAATGGTGTGATTTCGTTAGTTTCGACGATCGTCTACCGCCAGACCTCGCCTATTTCAAAAAGCGCATTCACTTCGACGAAGCACTGGCAAATGAGATTGAGTCCGAAGTGAAAAAGTTCCTGGAAGAGCTGGAGAAAGAAATTTCCAGCATAAAAAACCACGACCATGCCGCATGAGAAAGGCAGGCACGAAAAGAGGTGCGCAATGACTGATTATGGCGGATCGAAAACTCCAAAAAATGAACGTGACTACTGGCAAACGCCGATTGAAATTTTCAACGCGCTCGACCGCGAGTTTGGCTTCTGGCTGGATGCTGCAGCCTCTGAGAGTAATGCGCTATGCGCTCACTACCTCACTGAGCTGGATGACTCGCTGAACAGCGAATGGACGTCGTACGGCGCGATATGGTGTAACCCGCCCTATTCCGATATTGGGCCGTGGGTAGAAAAGGCTGCTGAGCAATCCAGGGCGCAGTCTCAGGCTGTAGTGATGTTGTTACCGGCTGACATTTCTACCGGCTGGTTTATTTCAGCCATGCAATCAGCTGATGAACTCAGACTCATAACCGGCGGCCGTGTTCAGTTTGTTCCGGCATCCGTTACAGGAAAGCGAAAGAGCAACCCCAAAGGCTCGCTCCTGTTTATCTGGCGCCCGTACATCACCCCGCGACACATCATCACGTCTGTATCGCTGGCTGAGTTAAAGCGGATCGGGAATCTGGAGGCAGCATGACGCCAGAAGAAAAAGAAAACGCTCTCCGCGCCCAGGCTCGTCGCTGCGCAGAAGAGATAACCAAAGCGATGAGCGTAAAGCCTAAACCTAAGTGGAACGCTGTATGCCCCCCCATCCTTCGCAAGCACTACGAGAAGGTAAAGCCGATGGGTGTCAGTCTGGTGAAATTTGTCAGTGTTATTGGCCGCATGAATGGTCGGTATGGAGTGGAATCATGAAAGAGCGCGGAATGATTTTTAACGGGGAAATGACGCGAGCAATTCTCGACGGTCGGAAGACGCAGACCCGGCGGATTATGAAAGCCCAGCCGTCAGAAGACTTCACGCCGATGAATATGGCACTTGAAGCAGATTATAAAGCGCGCTGGTACACGCCTGGCATTGTCGATAAGGACGGTTGTTTGCAGCCGGCGGGGAAAGAGGTGTTTGGTGTTGCCAATGAAAACGAAGGTTATTCCTGCCCGTTCGGCGCTGTCGGCGACCGCATCTGGGTGCGTGAGGCTTATCGTTTCCCGGCATCATTAGACGATGTTAGCCCAACTGGTGTTGGTGAAATGGCTGTGGCAACAGGATACAGAAAACCATGGGCGCCGACCTTCTACGAGTTTACAGGCACTTTCAGTGATGGATGGAAAGGATTCGAAACCCCTCCAAAAGTTTCTGACGCCGGAAAGCTTCGCCCATCAATCCACATGCCTCGCTGGGCCAGTCGCATTCTGCTGGAAATCACCGACGTGCGGGTTGAACGGTTGAAGAGTATTAGTGATCGCGATGCGCTACGCGAAGGGTGCAGTGCCGCCGACATGAAGAGTGGCGACTGTGTAGCTGATGTGTTCGCGCGCCTGTGGGCTTCAATCTACGGTGCTGAAAGTTGGAATGCCAACCCCTGGGTTTGGGTTATCGAGTTCAAGCGCGTTGAAGGCGGTGCAGCATGAACAGAGCCTCTCCCGTTGATTTAAGGAAATGCCTTGAGGCCGCACATGGCCTAGCTCATATCGGCATCCGTTTTGTGCCGATCCCGGTAGCGACAGAGGAAGAGTTCCAGGCACTGTCTGCCGAGCTTTCACGAAAGCTTGAGCAGATGGCGGTCGAAGCGGAAAAAAGCGAAGGAGGTGCAGCATGAGCGCAGAAATCATCGATCAGGCCAACGAGCTGGCAGAGCGCCGGCTGGAAATGACCATCCAGAACATGCGCATCAACCATAACGCAGTTTCAGCTACTCATTGCCGCGACTGCGGGGAAGAGATACCCGAGCGGCGCCGGGAACTGGTGGCGGGCTGTCAGCGCTGCGCTGACTGTCAGGAAGAAGAGGAATTACGCGGTAAGCATCGGAGGTGATATGGCATCTGACAAACCGATAACAGCACAGCAGGCCGCCGATTTGCTCATCGTGTCGGCGCGGGTGATCTACCGCCTGATTGATTCTGGAGAACTCGCCGGCCGCAAGGTCGGCAATAAGTACAGAACGACCGAGGCTGCGTGTATTGCATATTTGAAAACCCCGCGCGATCCTGTCATCGCGAACGCGGGTGAACAT